GTAGCAGTAGATCAACTTCTCGACGTTGCTCGTTTATTCAAGCAAGGTATGACAGTTAACTTAAATACATCTTTCGCAGAGGCAACACTAGAAAATCTTCTAGTAGCAATTGCAGGAGATGCTGACGACCTAGATGATTCAACCGCAGGTCTTCTAGACATGAAAATGTCTGCAGGAGACATCGGTGACGTTCCACTAGAGCGTGGTCTAGTAGCAGTAGGACCAGGTTCTGGTTCTTCTCTAGATCCAAAGGAAAGAATCTATGTTGCATACCGTGCACTCTCAATTGAGAGCGTAACAGTATCAGCAAAGCGTGATGAGGCTTCAATGTTTGAAGTATCATTCCGTCTTCTTCCAAACGATGACGCATCATACGGTAAGATCGTAGACCGTTCACTCGTATAATACAACTTAATAGGACTAGCCCAGACCCTTGAAAGTCTGGGCTTTTCCATTTCTATTTGGTATACTTAGATAATGGCAACAAGCATATATAAAAAAAGAAAGTTTTATTTGGTAGACAGGACAGAAATAGTTGCTGGTCCTCTTAAAATAAAATACCTTAGAGATTTTTTAGAGAAGTTTGAGTTAATCAAGCAAGCACAAACAGACAATGAATCAATATCTATTTTAGTTGATTGTGCACTGATAGCGATGCAGCAGTATGCTCCACATATCAAAACGGTGGATGACCTTGAAGACAACCTAGATCTTCCTACAATTTATGAGGTTTTGGACATTGCAGCGGGAATTAAAATTAATGCAAAATCAGAAGAGACAGTAAAGTCTCAAGCAGTAGATAGTGGATCTACTTGGGAAACACTAGACTTGGCAAAACTAGAGTCAGAGGTATTTGTCCTTGGAATATGGAAAGACTATGAAGAATTAGAAGAGTCTTTATCTATGCCAGAATTAACTGCAACACTTGAAATAAAAAGAGAATTAGAATACAATGATAAAAAGTTTTTTGCTGCAATGAAGGGTATTGACTTGGACAAAAAGTCAGGCAAGGGTAACGAATGGGAAGACATGAAAGCCAGGGTATTTAGTAAAGGCAAAGCAACCAGTGGAAATGACATACTTGCCCTGCAAGGTAAAAATGCAGAAAGGGCTGGGTTTGGAATCGGCATGGGCCTTACCTATGAGGTTTTAGAATAGCCAAAAAATAAGCCTGTCCTATGGTATAATTAACTAAACCTTATAAGGAGGGGAAATGCCTACAAAAGTTGAAGAAAACGAACAACTACAACTTATCGATGGAACAAAGTTTGAAGTAAGACCACTAAAAATCTCATTGCTAAAACCGTTTATGAAGAAGTTTAATGAGTTGCAAGAAGTGGCAGAAGATAATGAAAAGTCAATGAATGTTCTGCTAGATTGCGTACAGATCGCATTCAAGCAGTATTTGCCTGCAGTAGCAGACAACAGAGAGGCGATTGAGGAAAATCTAGATCTTCCTACAGTCTATAAGATTATTGATGCAGCGTCAGGAATGAAACTGGCAGATGCAACAGGTCTTTTAAACTCAATTAAATAAAGAAGAGGGTGTTAATGAGTGGCTGATGTAAACTCCAATATTGGTATTAATTTTGATACCAGAGCAGCCCTCGCATCTCTTCGTAAACTTCAGGCTGGCTTAAGCACTTTTAATCAATCCCTAACTCAGGGAAATGTTGCAGCAATGAATGCCCAGAAGGGCCTCAACGAAAGACTCATGCAGTCTATCAATGCAACTGGAAAGTTTGTTGCAAGTCAAAAAGAAATAGCAACAAGTACAGCGTCTTTTACATCCGCCCTTGAAAAAAACCAACTGTCAATGCGACAGTACTTTAGGTATACAGCAGCAGCAGCGACGGCAAATACAAAAACTTTTAAAGGAATGTTTGCTCAAGAGCGTGAAATTATTAACCGTGCTCGTAAAGATAGAGTAAAACTTCTTCAGTCTCAGTACATTCAATTGGGCAATGCCAATGGAGATCTTGTCAAGGTTTTGCAGGTAGTTCCAAAACATCTACAAATGACCAATGGCAAATATACAGACTATGCCACAAGAGTTCAGATGGCTGCACAAAGGCAGCAGTTCTTAAACCAATTATTAAAGCAAGGCTCTACAAACCTTCTAAACTTTGGTAAGAATACTCAGTGGGCTGGTCGTCAGTTGATGGTTGGTTTGACAATTCCTCTTTCCATCCTTGGATCAGCAGCAGCCAAAACATTTATGGAAATGGAAGAGGCTGTTCTTAAGTTTACAAGGGTATACGGAGATATAACTACTTCTGGAGATGCAACCAATAAGGCAGTTGCTGACATACAAAGACTGGGTAAAGAGTTTACAAAATATGGCATTGCAGTAAAAGATACTATGGAAATGGCTGCAACCGCTGCAGCAATGGGTATGATGGGAGATGCTCTTGAGTCTCAAGTAGTTCAGGCAACAAGACTTTCTGTCCTTGGCCAAGTAGAACAGCAGCAAGCACTTGAAACAACAATTTCTTTACAAAACGCTTTTGGAGTATCGTCAGAGCAACTTGCACAAAAAATTAACTTTCTCAACGCAGTAGAAAACCAAACTGTCTTATCTATTGAAGACTTGACTATTGCAATTCCAAAGGCTGGACCAGTTGTAAAACAACTTGGTGGATCTGTTGAAGATCTAGCGTTCTTTATGACGGCAATGAAGGAAGGTGGAATTAACGCATCAGAAGGTGCTAACGCACTTAAGTCTGGACTTGCATCCATCATTAACCCAGCAAAGAAAACTAGCGAATTTCTTGCAGAGATGGGCATTAACATAAAAGGCATTGTTGATAACAACGCTGGAAATTTAAAAGGTACTGTAGTAGGACTTGCTAGAGCACTAGATACATTAGACCCACTTAATCGTTCAAGGGCAATTGAACAACTATTTGGCAAGTTCCAGTTTGCTCGTATTTCTACATTATTTCAAAACATTGTAAAAGATGGTACACAAGCGTCTAGAGCACTCGACCTTGCTGGAGCATCAGTAGAAGAACTTGCAATCTTATCTGAACGAGAATTAAAAAGAGTTGAAGATTCAACAGGGGCTAAATTCAAAAAAGCCATGGAAAATTTAAAGAATGAACTAGTACCAGTAGGAAAAGCATTCTTAGAGGCAATAACCCCAATAGTTGGATTTGTTGGAAAACTACTAGCAAAGTTTAACGGCTTAAGCGACGGAACCAAAAAAGCAATAACTATTATGATCGGCGTACTTGGTGCTATTGCCCCAGTTGCTCTTATGACATTCGGTATCCTTGCTAACGGACTTGCAAACATAATTAAGTTCTTTGCAATGCTACGTGGAGGAATTGCTAAACTTAACGGACAAAACAATGTTCTCGGTGGAGGGTTTGACTATTTAACTAATAAACAAATTGAATTGCTTGCAGAAACAAATGCTCTTCACACTTCTCATCAACAACTCATAAGCACTTTTAATGTTGAAAAGTCTGCAGTTGACGCACTGGCGTTGGCCTATCAAAATGCAGGTACTCAGGCTAGAAACCTTGCAGCATCATCACCAGGATTGTTTAATTCAGTTCCAGGCCCAGCAGGAGCAGTTGCAGGAATACCACCAGTTAAATTTGCAAAGGGTGGAGTTGTTCCAGGTACTGGCAATGGAGACACAGTCCCAGCATTATTAACTCCTGGAGAAGTTGTTCTTACTAAGCAGACTGCAAAAGAAAATCCAGAATTAGTTGCAGCACTTCAAAATGGCTCAGTAGCAAAGTATGCAAAGGGAACTGGAAAGACTGGTACACAGACCAGGCCAGGAAGAACTGGATTTAGTATTGCTGGAGAAACCTTCGGACTTGCTATAAGTCCAAAGTCTGACAAAGTTGTAGCCCAAGTAGAAAAACTTGCTGCAGCAATGCAAGATGGAACCCTAGGTGTTGAAAATGGGGCAGATGTTCTTAAGGAAGTTTTTGCAAGACTTGCAGATGATTCTCGTGTAACAATTACAGAGTTTGTTCAAGAGTTAAGAATTGCAACAAAAGCAATGGGCGGGGTAGAACTTACTCCAGCACAAATTAACACAGCAGCAGGAGTATCTGGAGCAAATGCAAAAGTTGCAGGTCACTCAGCAACAGAGGCTGGGGTTTCAAAAAATGTAAGAGAGCAAATGTATGCAGCAGGTCGTGGAGAAGAATATGAAAGGCTTCAGGCGATTGCAAATAAAACTGGAGACAGATTGGCATCAGAACGCCCAGACCTACCAGCACTTCAAAGACCAGATAAGAAAAATGTTCAATTAGACAGAGGACACATTGGTGCAATAGGAACAACAGAAAAGGGAATTCAAGAAGGTTGGGATCCAGACTTATGGGATTTGTCAACGCATGCAGAAAATGAAATGGCTCAAACACTTTCATCTAATAATGATGCAAGGCGTGTCTATTTAGAAAAATTAAAGCAGTCATCTGCAACTGAAGAAGAAATTTTATCTATTTCTAAAAAGGTGACATCTAATGGCGCATTAAATGAAAGAGAACTTCAAATTCAAGGCGAGGTTCTTAGAAGTATGCTTTCTGATAAAGATTTCATGGCTGCCGAACAAAAGAAGGCAGGCAGAGGCAAGCCTATGTCAATTGAAAAGACAATGCTTGCCACTATGTATGATGCAGAGGGTCGTGCTGCAATCCAAATTCCAACTGGGGCAGACACAAGGTCTACAGAGGAAAGACTAGCATCAGGAAGAGCAAAAGTTGCACAAAGATTTGGAAAAAATAATCCAGAAGGTGTCGGTTCCGAACAAGGCTTTGTTCCATTATCAGATGCTGAGAGAAAAGCAAAACTTGATTCAGTTAAAATTGCAGAAGATGTAGATGCAGACTTAACTGCTGCAGAGCAAAAAGCAGAAACCGCATCACCGTCAAGACGAACAAAACGTCTTGGAAAAGACATTGCAGATGGACTTGCACAAGGTTTAGAAGAGGGGCAAACTGCAGTAAGAGCCCAGTCTTCAAGACTTACTGACGCTGCACTGCCTTCTGCAGCAGAAACACAATCAAAAGTTTCAAAAATGGATCTTGGAAATAAAGCATTCTATGATGATATTAATACTCCAGAAATGCGTGATGAAAGACAAGTTCTTAAATCTCTTGACAGACAAAGACGTAAGCGTGGCGCTAAGGGTTCTGTAGAACTTCCAGCAGAAAAAACAGCAACAAAAACTAGAGTTAGTTTAGCAAAGAAGACACAGGTACAGAGTAAGGAAATTGCTAAGGAAACAGAGAACCTGGCAAACTCAACTGTTATTGTTGCAGAAGAAACAGACGAATTTGCCAATGTGACTCAGGCTGCAGTAGATGCTCAAACAACAAACACGTCTAACCTGATCACAACCAACCAACTAACCAATGCAGCAAATAACAACCTTGGAGAGATGCTTCCTTCAATGGATCAAGCAGGTATTGCACAACAAGATATTGCACAATCTTCAGCAAATATTGCAAAGACAAACGAAGAAATAGAAGCAGAAAAAAGAAAAGAATTAGACAGACTAAAAGCATATAATGCTCAAGAAGCAGCAAGACAAGCAGCAGAGAATGGAATTGTTCCTCCTGGAAGCCAGTCAGTAGATAATAGAATGGGCTCTGTTGAAGCATATGAGGAAGCATCCACTTACACAAGAGATAAAAATGGACAGATTTTATTTGATCCCGAACTCGATGCAGACGGAAAGAAGCAGCCAACAACTCTTTCAGAAAAACAAATTGCTCAAAAAAAGCGAGGCATGAGAAGAGAAAAAGTTGGAAGAGTGTCTGGCAAGATTTCAGGAGCAGCAGGAACAGCAGCGATGGTTGCGGGTATGGCAGGAGCACCACCACAAGTAGTTGCTGGCTTAGGAGCAGTTGCAACAGTTGCACAGTTTGCACCAATGCTTGCAGGCCTCACAGGACCGCAGGGCATTGTCGTAGCACTAGCAGCCGTAGCAGCAGGAGCATATCTATTTAACAAGCATCTTAATAATATGGCAAGCAAGGCAGCACAGTTTGCAAAAGACCTTTCAGCAACAAGAAGTGGACTTCAGGCAATTGGTGAAATAAGTGGCAAAGTTGGCGCATCCGAAATAATGGATAAGCGCAGACAGTCTAGCCAGTATGGAAAATACAACGAAACAACAAAGATTGATGATACATTTGGAAAGCAGTTCCTAGGGTCAGATCCTGGTAAAAAAGAAAAGGCACTGTTCCAGCAAAATGTTAAAGACTTTGGTAACGACAAGGCTGTTTCAGATCTAGCATTAAAACTTTCAACTGCTGTTGCAGACGGTGTTTTAGATATGAATGCAGCAAATAGTATTGCAAGCAACCTTGCTTTAGAACTTGGCGATCAAAAAATTGAATCACAGATAATTGGACAGATAGTTACATTACTTGGACCAGATGGAAAGAACCTAAAAGATAGTCCAATTGAAACTAGAATAATGCTTGTTGCAAAAGCAAATGTTAGAACTGATAAACTTGAAAATGAAATTAGTGAAAAATCTGGATTGTTTGAAAGTTCAAGAAAACAGGTTGCAGCATTAGCAGCACTGAATATGAACAATATCGAAATGGCAACAATGATGGCTGACCAGGTTCAGTTCGAATATGAAACTCAAAAGAAAAAACTAGAAACAGAGTTAGCGTCAACAACAAATGCACAAAAGAAATTAGACATTGAAGAAAAAATTAAAAAACTAAATACTCAAAATGTAGCAGATACTGAAAAGATGAATAATCTTATTGTTAATCAAATTGCTAAAAGTCAAGCAAGTTTTGATAAGGTTTATAGCAATTCCGTTTGGGGCAAACAGGCTATGCGTGAAGATGCATTCTTTGATGCATCTAGATCACAGGTTGAGTCAACATACAAGGGTACAGATCAAGAAGATGCTGCAAAGAAGTTTTTAAATAAAACTGAAAGACTTGTGGATGACACCACTATGGGTAAATATAATTCTAAAACAGGAAAGTACGTAAAGACTGGCCTTGAAGGACAACAAGGAGCACAAAGATTCCAAGCAAAAATGGAAATGCTTGTTGGAAGCAAGGTTCTAAGTCCAGGAGAAGCAACAAGTTATATGGATCTATTTACTGGCAAACTTCCACAACTAGATCTTCTGCTTAATGCTGGACTTAAAACTCAGGGTGCAGCAAAAACAAAAGAATTGTTTAACATGTTTGCAGGCTTTAGTAGCAAGGGAAGAAAGAAAGCACAAAACATAATTACTACAATTATTATGAACAAGAAAGATCCAAAAGAGTTTGATGCAATTATGGAAACTCTAAAGGGCATTCAATCATTGGATGGAAACACTATTGACTTTGAGGTTTTGGTAAATACAATTGGTTTAGAAGGAATTGAAACACTAAAAACACAAATGGATAATATTGAAAAATTAAAAGATGAAGCAGCCAAAAAGGGTGCAGAGGATATGGACCTTGAGGCAGCAAAGGCTGTCAACCCTGCACAAGCAGCAGCAATTGATGCCCTTAAAGCAAATACAGAAAGATATAAAGAATTCCAAAAACTAAGTTTAGACGGTCAGGCAGAATACTTACAAAAACTTGCTACACAGTTTGCTTATGAGTCAACAGTAACAGATGCAATGAGGGAAGCAGACAGAGAACAGTTAGCAAGTACATTGGCTTTCCAAAAGGCATCAGCAGATGGAGTTGCATACGGAAGTGCTAGATACTTAGAAATTGTCGCAGAATTTAAAAAAGAATTAGCAAAACTTAGCCCAGAAGAAATGGCAGTACAAAAACTAGAAACCAGTTCTGTTGGAGGAGTGACATCTCTCGGTGCCCCTGTTGACACTACTCCTGATGGTGGTAAGGGGTCAAATCCATTAGACTTCCTTGATGACCTTGCAATGAGAATTAAAAATGTTCGTGATGGGGCATTTGATGCAACCAAGCCACTACAGTCTATGCTTGCTGCATTCGGTAGTAAAAAAGCACAAAAGGATATTTCTCGTGCATTTGACTTGTTTGATGGTTTGCAGCAAAGACTTATAAATCTAAAGGCTCCAAAAGAATTTAGAGATATGATTGCTTCTATGTCTTCAGAAGACTTTAAGAAACTGGCAAATCTTAAAGGCAAAAAGGCTATATTTGAATTTGAAAAAGGTAAGCCAAAAACAAAGGCAAACATAAAAGGATTTACTGGCACTGGTAAAAAGATTATGAGAACCTACAACGAGGCTATTGTAGGAGAGGCTAACGTTGTTAATAGAGAAGCGGTAGAGCAAGTTGCAAATCAGGAGAAGGCTTTTAGAATTTTAATTTCAGAGGGAGCGACTGCAACAGAAGCATTAGAACATGTTCAGGATGCTGCTACTGCAGCAGCAATTGCAGCAGGAGCACTTGGCAAAAAGGGAAGCAAGGAAAGAAAGCAGTATATTGAAGATCTTAAAAAGGCTACTGATGAAACAGAAAGGTTTGCTCTTAAGCAAAAAATGATTCAGGCTAACGAAGAGTTTAAACTTCTTGAGCAGATGCCTAAACTTGGAACAGCAATGCAGGCAGCAGGCTTCTCTGCAGATCAGATGTCTGAAGTTTTAAATGACCCAGCACTTGCAAAACACTTGATTGAAGACTTAAAGGATGGAAAGGTTGATGCTCAAGAAATTGCTGATTATTTAAACTCTATTGAAGCAAAGAAAATTATTGATATTCAAGTAAACTATAACTCTGGAAAATATTCTGAGTCTGCTCAGCCTGGTATGGATCTTGTAGACGAGATGTTTTCTGTGCAGGAAGAAATGCTAAGAACAGGCGCAGACCCAAGAACATCGGGTATGGTTCAGCAAATGAATGCTAACAATAAACAAATTCAAGATGCAGAAATAGCAGCAAAAGGTTTTAGGCGTCAAATCGAGTTAATTAATCGTGAGATTAGAGATATAGAAAAAGATATTGAAAAGAATTATACAAGACCTATAGAAGAAATGCAAGAAAAAATTAGCGATAAGCAAAGAATTTTGGAGATGGATCCAGAATTTGGTGATCGTGCCATGGAGGAAATTAACAAGCAAAATGCGAAGATGTCTAATGACTCTGCAATTATGGCTAATCAAGCAGAGCAAATTAATAAAGAATATGACAAGCAAGCAGAGGCTCTTGCTAAGGTTGCAGAAGTTAATGAAGAAATTCTCAATCAACAAAAGAGTCAACTTGATATTGCAGGCGCACTAACCAGTGGAGATATATCGGCAGCAGCAAAAGCAGCACAAGATGCTCGTGCACAATCAGCACAAAGGTTTAGTGGATCTGTGGCTGATGCTTTGCAGCAGTCAAGAGAAAATGAAATTAGAGGCCTTAGAGGAGCAGAGACTGGTTTGTCTCAAGAAGAAATTGATCAAAAGCAGTTTGAGAATGCTCAAAAACTTTATCAAATGGAAAACGATCCAAGACGAGTTACAATTCTTCAAGACATTAGAAATCTGGAAGATCAAATTTATGATTTAGAAGAAGCACGTGAAGCAAAACTTCTTGAGATTCAGAAAAAAGAAGATGCTATCTTTGAAATACAAAAGAATCAACTTGAGCCGTTAGAAGATAAAATTGCAGACCTAACTTTTGCCAACGAACTAATACAGGCACAAATAGATAAACTTGTTTCAGAACTAACAGTTCTAGATAAAACTAAGTTAGAGTGGGATGCCATAAAAGCAAAAATTGCAGCAAACTCTCTTGCAGGAAAAGATTTTGATGCTGTACTAGGAGCGTTGCTTGCATCAACCGCTGCGATTGACGCAAAGTGGGCAAGCATACTTGCTAAGTTAAAAGAATATAACTCAACACCAGTTTCTGTTAAAAATGCACAATCAGCAGTTGTAGCAAACGCTGCTGCAGCAGCAGCAAGCGTAGCAGCAGACAAAGCAGCAACTGATGCAATAGTTGGGGCAACTACAGATGCAGCAGCAGCATCAAAAGCAGCAGCAGACGCATACGCTCTAGCCAAAGCAGCGGGAGATATGAATGCAGCAGCCATTGCTGCAGCAGGAGTAAATCCAAGTGCATTAGCATCAGGAGAGTCTGGGGCTATTGGAGCAGCATCAATAGCAGCACAATTGGCAGCAGCAGAAAGTGCATTAAGATTTAATACTGGACTAAACATTATTGCTGATAGACGACAAAAGTTTGGATATATATCAAAGGGTGGCTTAATTCCTAAGTTCTTTGCTCGTGGAGGATTTGCTAAAGGAACTGATACTGTTCCTGCAATGCTTACCCCTGGAGAATTTGTAATGAGTAAGTATGCTGTAAATACTCACGGCGTCGACACAATGAAGTCATTAAATAGCGGAAAGCCAGTTGGCGGAGCAGTGTATAATAATACATACACATTAACAGTTAACGCTAAAACTGATGCAAATCCTAACGAGATTGCACAAGCAGTTATGTCGACAATTAAAAATGTTGAAAATAGACGAATTAGAGGAGTGTCATTAAATGGTTGAAGAAGTGATAGACCCAAGAGTTACTTACATGCTTGGTCGTCAAAAATATTATAGACCAAGCGGTATGCTTTGGTCAGAAAATACTGGCACTTTGCAAAATGGAATTTATGTTCCTAATGGCTATGAAATCGGGGCAGATCCAGAAGGAATAGAAGATCCATCATTAGCAGATCAATTCCTACTGATAACTGATGACAATAGGCAGCCAATACAGTTTAAAAATGAAAGAATAGAAAAAAGAGAAAGAATGATTAATGGTCGCATGAGATCATATCATATTTCAGACAAACTCACTCTAAGTACTAGTTGGACATTGATTCCTTCTAGGTCTCACGATGATGTTCCCACATTTGACACAATTAGTGGGCTTTCTCCAAAAAGGTCCTACACAACAGATGGGGGGGCAGGTGGTGCTGACATGCTTGAGTGGTATGATGCACACAAAGGTTCTTTCTGGGTATTTCTTGCATATGATAGAAAAGGAATTTTTAAAGGAACAGAAGCGCCATATGATCATCTTCGGCAGTACAATCAATTGATTGAAATGTTTATTACTGACTTTTCTTATTCAGTTGAAAAAAGAGGAACTAAGTTTGACTATTGGAATGTCTCAGTAACCTTGGAAGAAGTATAATGTTTGAAGACAAAGACCTGCAAACCTTTTTAGAGACTGCTGATACTGTTAGAAATAAGTCAGCAGTTATTGCAGAATTAAATATGAACAGAACAAACAATATCAAGCATATTGGTAATTATAGATATAGACCAACCCAAACTTCAACACCAAACCCAATAAGTTCAGTATGGACCATTACCCCAGGGGCTTTTTGTTCACCTGCTGGAGCAATAGGCAAATCTTCTTCAGGTGCGACTTATGAGTGTAAGATTTCTGACACGGACACTAGAAATCGATGGAGGGTGAGTACAGAACAACCATCTTCTATATACTCTTCTTTACCTACAAGTTTTGATATTAATGATGTTGGAAATTTTTATACAGGAGCAACAGATGCAGATGTTTTGATAGATGGCACTTTTGAAAATGATAATACCCCAACTACATTTTTAACTAAAAAAGAAAAAACTCAAACGCTATACTCCTTAGAAAGTTGCTTTGAAAGATTTAGACCTAGATCTGGCATCAATAAGGCTGTATATTTTGAAAATGGAAAACTACATTATCCAAATATGTTTATGGCAGATAGACCAAGATATTATATGCCAGATAAAAAAGATAAGTTTAAATATTGGACATCATACAGGACTGAAACTAGATATAAGTACACATATAATGATGCTTCTGTTTCCTATGGATTTAGCGAAACATTTATTGACAAGGACAATACAGAAAAGAAAGGTGTAGCAGAAAATTTTGAGTATGGAATTGCATCAAAAATAAATGGTGTTCAAAATGCCATAGAAGATGCTTGTCCTTTCGTGGTATACAAAGAGCAAATACCAACAAACAGGGTTGTAATCAAAATGCAAACCCATACAGGTACTGAAGACCTTGGGCCATTCTCCTCCTCAACAGGCTCTTTTGCTGACCCATTTTATGGAGAGGTAAATCAAAAAGTTCCAAGCAGATGGAAAATTCAATTCTTAAAAGAAGGAAATTGGCAAGATATTATTTCGTTTGATCCGTCAAAAAGAAGAAAAGACGGTTCTGCAATTATTAAAAGCGATGGCTATGTTGAAATATCATATGGCTTTATTGTTCCAGACGAATGGATAGACACATTTGTTTTTGCCGAGGTATACTCAAGTGACACACTACTTCCTGAGCAGTCTGTTATTGGCTATGCATATCTTATTAAAGAAAATGAAAATGATATAGGAAAATATTATATATGGAATGGCACAGACTACACAATTATAACTCCAAAATACGGATGGTATGTGCAGGATGAAACTGTTGATAGGTTAACCAACTTCCTTACAGATGCAACCTCCCCAGATAAATTTATCAACTCTTTAGATAATAAAATTAAATATCGAGAGTTTGAATACATTTCTGGAGTTAGGATTGTTGTAGATTCTATGACTGCAAAAGATTCCACTTTTGATCTTATTGAAATTTCTCCAAGACTTGCAATGAATCTTTCCGACAAGGTGTTAGATTATTCAATAAATAAAAGCGCATCTGATTTAGGTTTAAGTGGTTTGCCAGTAGGACAGTTAGTTGCATCAAATGGAAGCATTAATATTTTTGATCATGATCAGGCATTTAACGAAAATAACCCATCAAGTATTATTGCAAAATATGTAGATAGTCATGTGCAGTTTAAGTTTTATGAAATTATTATAAATGTTGGTGGTTGGGACTATTGGGTTCCTATGAAAACTTTATACTCTGATTCATTTCCAAAAGCAGATTTGGTCAATAAAAGAATTTCTATATCGTTAAGAGATATGTATTGGTATCTAGAATCAATTACAGCACCAGAAATATTAATGACAGAGGTTTCTGTTAGTTCTGCAGTTTCTCTTTTGTTAGACAGTATCGGTTTTTCTAACTATACATTTAGAAGAGTCTCTAATGAAAAAGAAATGGTAATGCCATTTTTCTTTGTTGCTCCAGATAAAAGTGTTGCTCAGGTGTTGCAGGATTTGGCAATATCAACACAGACAGCAATGTTTTTTGATGAGTACAATAACTTTGTTATGATGAGCAAAGACTATATAATGCCAACTAAAGAACAAAGACCAACCACATTTGCTCTTAAAGGAACTAACGATTTGTATGAAGATAGAGAAATTAAAAATAAAACTTTAGACAATGCAAAACTAGCAAACATTATTTCGGTATCAAATGAGTCAAACACGGTTTACAACGGTGGCACAATAAATTACACTGTTAGACATATTCAAAGATCTATCGGTACTTTAAGACAGGCGAGTCTTCTAGAAGATGAAAGAATGTATGTGTATAAGCCAGCACTACTTTGGGAAGTATCTGGTACTGAGAACACAAAGTCAATTAATAACGAGGTTGGAACACAATCTTCATATGTGCTTGCTGCAATACCTTTAAGTTCTAACCTATCAGATAAAGTCCCAGAGGTAAAAAACGGTATCGTAATAAACAATACGTTTAGTCTTGGAGAAGCGGTATACTGGATTACAAGATACAATGGTTACTTTTACTCTAGTGGAGAAGTTATAAAGTATGACGCAGTTCAATATAACGTAACTGGTTCGGGCAATGTTTGGATATCTTCAGTTGAAGAGTATCAAAACTATTTCTCTAAACTTCCATTTAATGGAAAAATTTATCCAACAGGCCTTGTCAAAATTTACTCTGTTCCTAATTATTTTGAACAAGAAGGAATTTTAAAACTTAAAAATGGTCCAGTTGCCAAGCATGGCCGTGGTCAATTTGGAACAACAGTTGTAGAGCATTCTGCTGGTATATCTGATTATTGGAAATCTGAAGACAATGTAAAAGGATGCTATATGGCTTCAGAATATTTGTTTGAAACAAAAACTGATTTGCCACAAACAACAGTTGCTTCTGCAGGAAAAACAATAAGCAATGGAGCATCTTCTGATGCTTTGGCAAGAACTTCGACACGAACAGGACTTATTAGAAACTTTTTGTCAACCTCTTTAACAGGAGAGATAACTACACAAACTCAGCAGGTTCCTGGATCTGTTCAAGCATCAGCGCTTTCTTTGACTGGTCCCAACTTTACGACAAAAGATAAGCCAAGAGATTTTGTATCATATGTGCATAAGCCTTTGACAGATAAAAAATATAAGCACTTTGGAACTAGAATACGACTAGTTGGTAAAATTGAAAACAGTAGTGATCGTGGTCAAACTGCTAATGGTGCAGCATCATACTATGTTATAAATGGTTCTACCCCAGATAAAAATGTTACAATATCTGGAGGGTCTGGAGGTATAGCAGTAATGCTAAACCCAACAACCAACGTTGGATATTATTTTGAAATTGCAGCACTTGGATTAAATAAGTTGTCAGAAAAAGAAAAACAAAATGTTCACAATGTTTTGTTTTATAAAGTCAAGTCTGACAATGGTAAAGCAATTCCACTTACCCTATACAAAGGCTTAGCCAAGATTATAGTAGATGATGGCAGGTTTACTGGTCAGTCAAGATTATTTGCTGAAGAAAATCCGACGGTATATGACTTAGCAGTAGAGTATGAAAACATAGGAAACATAAGAAGGTTCTACTTATACATAAATGGAACCATGGTAAAAACAGTAGACGACTCAGATCCATTGCCAGAGTATTCAAATATTGCCTTATTTACCAGAGGTTCTTCAAGAGCAATGTTTGAAAATGTCTATGCACTATGCAACAATTATTCTCAGAACACGTCATTTTCTTTGGGAACCGTTGTCAATTCTGTTTTTGCAGACTCTGATATTGATGCAGGTAACTCTTTCAGAAAATACGCTATGAGTGGATTAATACAAAATACCTATCTTTCTGGAATTGGATCTTCAGAACCACCAAAGTATGATATTTATTTTGAGGAGTTTGGAAGTATAATGAGAGAAGTGGCAGAATTTAGTTTTAAATATGACAAAGCATTTCCAGCACTAACAGCAAAAATTTCTCCAACGTTCAATAAAATAAAAGGATTTGTTATTTCTGGATTTAGAGCAGGGTCATATGGCGCAGAATTTCTAGTGTTTAATGCAACAGATACTGCGCTTAATCTAGATGAAACTAGTGGAAACTATTTAAGAATTCAGGGAATTACTTTTACTCAGCAGTCAAGCAATACTTTGACAGTTGATCAATATTTTAATAAAAATAGCGTAATGTCAGATCCAAAATTTGTTGCAGACAAACTAATTTCAAATCCGTTTAAGTTTAAGTTAGACTACGAAGATATAAAGTTTAGCCGTATGCAGCACGGAAGAAAAGATTTTTCTTTAGATGCTGCCTATATTCAGTCACAAGATGAAGCATCTGAACTAATGAGGTGGCTTGTTACAAAAATATCAAAACCAAGAAAAGCACTTGGAGTTAAAATATTTTCTATTCCAACAATCCAACTTGGAGATATAGTAAGCGTAGACTACAAAGAGAATGGAATAGATATTGCTGCAGACTCTTCAAGCAGATTTGTTGTATACAATATTGATTTTTCAAGAAATTCAAACGGTCCAGAGATGCAACTATTTTTAAGTGAGGTGGTATAAATGGCAGACACAAGCATGCCAGCAACAGCAGGAATTCCAAATCCAGTCAAAACCAATACCTCTGATTCTGTCAAAGTTGCAACCCCAGACTTACTAATATTTGGAGAACAGGCTGTTGCTATTGAAATAATGACAGACCTTATATTTGAAGATATAGGTGGTTTTGAACTTGCTACAATATCTAGGCACGACCTGGTCAATGGTCAGACAGTAATTTATACACCAATAAAAAATTTAACAGATCTTTACCTACAGTATAATCCAAACAATGTTTTAAGATTACAGTCTGCTGACTCATTTTTTAAATCACTTGCTATATCAATTCCAAACTATCTTCCTAGGTATGGAAACGGATACGACCTGGTCGATGGAGTAAAAGTCTACAACGGAAAGTCTATTTATATAGACCCAATAAGCGGAGACCTTGTGATTAATTTAATAAACATAAAAGAAAATGAGCAGGTAGAAGTTGAAATATTAACCGCTGGAAACACTTTTGATGATACAATATACTACGGGAGCACTCAATGATAACTAATGTAGGCAAGAACCTTTTGGCTAAGTACCTTGTTGGACAGACAACGTCTTACGCCTCTCATATTGCTATAGGCTGTGGACCAAAGCCAGTGGCGTCTGATTATCCTTTTACTAATTCAGAACTAGATGTAATAAGAGACAAGAAGTCTTTAGATTTTGAAATGTTGCGTATGCCAATTATCTCTAGAGGTTTTGTTGATGAAGGTGGTTTGTCTAAGATAGTCCTTACCGCAGAACTGCCTACAGCAGAAAGGTATGAAATTACAGAGGTTGGAATATTTTCTGCAGCATCAAACCCAGTAGCAGGATCATTTGATAGTAAAAACGTATACTCTTTTACCGATACTGATGACTGGAAATATAGTCAGGCAGGAGGTTCTCCTGTTGTAATACCTCCGAAACTTGAACCTCTAGACGGAGAAGATGCAAACGGAACTATAAACATAAGTGACAAAGTTTTTGCAACAAATGCCGATAATAGAATTTTTACATCAGATGACAGAGTTGGAAGAAATGAAAGATGCAGATTTTTAAATAATATAATTGTTCTGCGTGGAGACACATCAACAATTACAGTTGACGCTCAAGGAGAAATGCAGGCATCATCAACTTCTGACTACATAAGATTAGATAGCCCCTCCGTTAATTTTTCAAAGAATAGTCCTCTTGATGAATTAAGACTGGCATTTTCTATTGCAAGCAAAGTCGAAGACTCTTTGACAGTTCCAGACAATGTGAAAATTTTAATAGAGTTTTCTCATGTTAATTCTACAGGAGGCCAAGAGTATGCAAAGTTTCAGGTAGATATTGATGATCAGGCATTTGCTTCTGGAGTATCTACAGACAAAAGAAATCTTCAAGAAAATAGATATGTTGTTTTAGCAAAACAATTTCAAAATATAAAAAAGACAACAGGTTTCTTGTGGGATCAGGTTTCTTTGTCAAAAATTTATGGACAAATAACAAAGTCTGGAATTCCTTCAGACTCTTTCTATCTATGTCTAGATGGACTAAGACTTGAAAATGTTACGTCCACAAACTCTTTGTATGGCCTCACTGGCTATTCTGTAATAAAAAATAAACAAGAAAGGCCAATCATTAAGTCAGCAAATACTACAAACTATATTGAGTTTAGATTTGCACTGGATGTTTAATTATGTCGATCACACCAGATCCTGGAATTAAAAATGTTGTTGTTAAAAAAGAATTGTTGGGCAAGGTGACGACAGCGAACACCAAAATTTTAAGATTTAGGATAGTTGCAGAAGATAAAAATAGAAAATCTGCCTACTCTCCAATATTTTCTACCGAGTCCTCAGCAGTTGCTCCTGGAAGTGGTGATATAAATATTGTAGGGAATACAGTAATCGTAAATTGGGAATCGGGAGATGTTTCTACACAAATACTATATGATGTTTTTGTGGGTTTTGATTCTGCTTTGCCAACTTACAAAGCAACCACTGGATCAAGCAATTATTCATTTCTAAAAACTGGAACAAACTCTGTTCTAGTAATTGTGCAGGTATCATCAATAAATCCAGTTTTAAACGACGATTTAGAGATATACAACTCTGGAACCGTAAGTCTGGTATAATTATATTATGGCCATTTTACCCGTACCCGAAAGAGGGCAGCCACTAGACGTAACATATATATATCAGATTGTTAAGGCTGTTAATGATTTATCAACGCAGGCTTCAACATCTGTAAATAAATATGTTACAGTGGATACTCCAAATGCAGGAAAGCAGAGCGTCAAAACATCAGAAGCAAGAATTATTGGCGGATATGTTCAAGTCACAAATGGCGTAAGCCAGACTGCTGGTTCTAGCCTTCCATTTTCTTATTCGTTTCCTACAGAGTTTAAGTTTACGCCAGTTGTAACAGCAACTCCTGTAAATATGGGAAATGTAACCGATGCTGGCAAAGATGTTGTTGTTACATTGTCTAGCGTAACTACATCAAGTATAGAGGGGTCAGTTAAATTTAACCTGGGCGGAGTTACAAGTGTTGGCATTAACCTTATTGCAATAGGCATACCAAACTGATGATTTTTTGTAAAAGATGCAAAGGCAGAATGTTTGTTGATCGACAATATTCAGAAATAAATAATATAGAAATGTATTGTATGTCTTGTGGAGCAAGAACATTTTTTCATCCACCTAGTAATTCTCAGGAGGGCAAGTGGTTATTAAAAAGGGAACAATTGAGAGCGAAGGCTACAATGTCCTCCCTGTAATTCCAGGGAACAAAAAGGTTTGGTTCTTAAACGGAGACTTAGTAAGGATACATCATCTTAACAAGTCTAATGGAATAATGTCTGTTTATAATATAACAAAGGGCCAAATTGAAAGTTGTTTAATTAGTGATTTTAAAAATAAAAGAGAGCGAGCCTACACCGTAGGTCAGACTGCTGATTTAGTTAATCGTCATAAAAAATATATGCCATCATTAATGAAACGAGGAGTCATCCCATTTCCGACGGGATCTCAAAAAGGTGGGGCAAGAGGATTTCAGGTAAGGTCATATTACTCTGAATCGCAAGTAAGAGAGATTCGTGATATACTTGCTACATACCATATTGGTAGACCAAGAAAAGATAAATTAATTACTAATGATATTACGCCCAGCAAGCAAGAGTTGACACGCAGAATGGGCGATGGTATACTTACATATACGAGAACAGAAGATGGACGGTTTGTCCCAATATGGGGCGAATCTATTTAGCGAAGGGTATAGCATGGAAAACGATTCAACTAAAGTGTCTGTAACACTTGGATACACACTAAATCTGGGAAATTTTCAATCACTAAGACTTGATCTTGGAGTAGTGGATTCTAAGCGTGACGGAGAAAATACTGATCAGGCTTTTGAGCGTGTCTACAAATTTGTTGAAGACAAACTAACTGCCAAGATTTTGGAAGCACAAACCGAGGCTGAAGAGAAGTAATGGCTGAACGCAAAGACCGTATGGCTTTGCTTTCAAGATACAGCAAGTATCATACCGCAAGGTACGAATCGAAGCCATCTCTAAATTTGAATGTAGAACAGTGGGCATCTGATGCCCTCATTGAGTCCTACACATTGCAGGGATGTTATGAGATACTTGAATACTATTTTGCTGTTTCAGAAACCCCGTCATGGAATTATTTTGCATACAATGCAGAAAAAATATTACAGGCTAAAAGGGATAGATTAAAAGATAGTCAAGAAAGAGCAGAGCGTCGACGAATGGCAAAGGAGTGGCTAAGTGAATAACACAGAGTCAAAATTAATTACAGCCCTTCTTCAGGATAAACAGATTCACGTTTTGCTACAGGCCAATGTCGATAATCTTTTGAGAACCCATGGAGATATATGGAACTTCATACGTCTGTATTTTGAGAATAACTCGTCACTTCCACCAACAGACTTGGTAAGAGAAAAGTTTCGTGACTTTGATCCAGTCCCAGGAGTTGGCGCTACTAAGCATCACCTTGAGGAGTTGCAGGGAGAGTATCTGCGGGACAGTCTTAAAGACATACTAAGGTCTGCTGCAACAGATGTTCAGCAGGGTGAGGGCAGCAAGGCCCTAGAAGGCCTCATTACAAAAACCTCAGAACTAAAAAAGAATACTGCTGCTATTCGTGATATTGATGTCACAGACCTAGAGTCTGCGATTGCTTACTTTGAAAATGTAAAGAAGCAACAAGCCCTAGGTCATATTGGCATCAAGACTGGTCTGCCAGGATTTGACAACTATTTACCCTCTGGAATCATGCCAGGGCAGTTGGGAGTCTTCTTGGCATATCCAGGTATCGGAAAGTCCTGGTTGGCTCTCTATTTCGCTGTACAGGCCTGGAAACAGGGTCGTAGCCCACTGGTCATAAGCCTTGAGATGAGTGAGACGGAGGTTCGTAATCGTGTCTTTACTATTATGGGCGAGGGACGTTGGTCACACCGCAAATTAAGCAATGGAGAAGTAGAGTTGGATATGCTAAAGGAATGGCATGCTAAAAATCTACAGGGTAAGCCAGAGTTTCATATTATCTCAAACGATCAGGGTGGAGAAATTAACCCATCCGTACTACGTGGAAAGATTGACCAGTACAAGCCAGACTTTGTAATCGTTGACTACCTTCAATTGATGGCTCCTAATCAGAAGTCAGACAATGAAACGGTACGAATGAAGAACCTTTCACGAGAACTTAAACTGATGGCTATTGGTGAAGAAGTTCCTATTATTGCTATTTCTTCTGCTACCCCAGACGATGTCAATGACTTGTCTACAGTACCTACCCTAGGTCAGACAGCGTGGTCTAGACAGATTGCCTACGATGCCGATTGGGTGTTGGCCCTTGGTCGTGGGACAAATAGCGATATTATTGAGTGTGCCTTTAGAAAGAATCGTAACGGATTTATGGGAGATTTCTTGGTCCAATGCGATTTTGACAAGGGATACTATAGGTATAAAGACTATGAAGATAAGTAGTTATAATATGGTATGTCACAAACCAGGGAGAACATACCTCCAGATTTCTATCATCATAAGCCACTTAAAAGGTTTTATATTAATGGCATAATTCAAGATGAGGCTTTGCTTGGAAGATTAAAGATAGAATACGTAAGGCTGTTAGTTTCAGAGATGAGGTTGAGTGGGTATGTTCCAAGGATTGATATTGACCCAGACTTCACTTTACGGTATAATGATAGTAAAGACTTTTTTGAATTTGAATTATCGGTACACGGAGTTTACGCAGGGAAAAGGAAGAGCGAATGGATAGCAGGAATAGACGGAACCAACCTAGTCCCTATACAGCCGAACAAGTCAAAAGAGTCCTTGCAGGATCAGGCACAACAGTCGAGTCAGAATTAGATGCAGATTTTATAATATTTTGTCCATTTCATAATAACCACAGAACGCCAGCAGGAGAAGTTCACAAGACTAACGGAATGTTTTTTTGTTTCTCATGTCAAAAATCTGCAGATCTAATAGAGTTAGTAATGCACACCTCTGGCAGAACATATTTTGAGGCAGCAAGGTTTATAAAGAGCAAAGAGAAGGTGAGCAATCTTGCTACAGAGATTGACCGTGCTCTTATCAAAGAAGAACAATACAGGCCATTTGATGAACTAATTATAAAAAGACTTCACAATAACCTTATTGCATCTGATAGAGCAAAAAATTATTTCCAGTATCGCAAACTAACTAAGCAGTCTTGTGTTAAATTTTCTTTAGGATATTCTGAAAAGCAAGATATGGTTACTGTCCCAGTTCACAGTCCAGACGGGATACTCCTTGGCTTTGTTGGAAGATCCATTGAGGGAAAGGACTTTAAAAATACTCCAGGCCTTCCTAAAAGCAAAACTCTTTTTAACTTGCATCGTGTGAAGAAATCTGATATAGTATATGTAGTAGAGTCTTCATTCGACGTAATCAGACTTGACCAGTTAGACATCCCAGCAGTAGCAACGCTTGGGGCCAATGTCTCAGGAAAACAAATAGAATTGCTTCAAAAGTATTTCAATAACATTCTTGTTATTGCAGATAACGATGAGGCAGGAGGAAACATGAAAAACAGGATAATTGAAAAACTTGGTTCTCGTGTTTCTGTTATACAACTAAATAAACAGTATAAAGACATAGGCGATATGCCAGATGAAGAAATTAAAGGTTTAAAGTCTTCGTTTGACAAAACCATAGAGTCTATGCTAAACTAATACAAACACACAAAGGAGAAATAATATGAGCATTGTAAAGGGAATCAAGAACATCAACGCCCTGCTCGACAGACCAAAGTATGAAAACGATGGGCCAAAAGTAAAGTGGCTCAAACTAGCAGATGGACAATCTGTCAAGATTCGCTTCATTGAAGAACTTGACGAAGACTCTGCAAACTATAATGAAAAGCGTGGCCTAGCACTTGTTGTTAAGGAGCACGTCAATCCAAAGGACTATAAGCGTAAGGCTGTAGACACAATGGAATCAGAAGGCCGTGACTGGGCAGAAGAGATGCACCGTAAAGATCCAAAGGCTGGATGGCGTGGCCGTCTTCGTTTCTATTGCAACGTTCTAGTTGACGATGGCATTGAAGCACCATATGTTGCGATCTGGTCAATGGGTATCAGCAAGCAATCATCATTTAATACAATTCGTGAGTATGCTCTTGAAACAGGAAGCATCTCAAACGTAGTATGGAAGTTAAAGCGTAATGGTCAGGGAACTGAAACCAATTACACACTTATTCCATCAGCACCAGATAAGGAACCATTTGATTGGAAAGATATCGAACCTTATCCTTTGGAGTCAGCACTAAAGAAGATTCCATATGCGGAACAAGAAGCGTTCTACCTGGGCTTTGACGGCCCTTCAGTAACTTCATCTACCAACGCTGATTGGTAAGATGAACTACGTAGGCTTACATGTCCATACCCATTTTAGTTTGTTTGATGGGATTGCTACTCCAGAAGAATACGTGAACCGTGCAGTTGAGTTGGGGATGCCAGCAATTGCTATCACCGACCACGGTACTTTATCTGGGCATAGGGAACTGCACCGTATTGCAAAAGCAAAGGGCATTAAGCCAATTCTAGGTCTAGAAGGATACATGTGTGCAGACATATCTGATACACGAGATAAGTCTGAAAGAGAAGGTCAACAAGATCTTGTCTATAATCACATTATCCTTCTAGCCAAGAATCAAATTGGTTTGGAAAACCTAAACAAGATTAGTGAACTATCTTGGACAGATGGTTTCTTTAAGAAGCCACGATTTGATTTTACTATTTTAGAAAAGTATAAAGAAGGTATTATTGTTACCTCTGCTTGTCCAAGCAGTGTGCTTGTAAAAGCATTAGAAGAAGAAGAGTTTGCTCTTGCCAAAAAATATATATCTTGGTTTAAGGAACGCTTTGGAGATGACTATTACATTGAAGTTATGCCACACAACGAAGCACACATTAACAAATATCTTATTGCACTTGCAGATGAATTTAGTATTAAGGTTGTTGTAACACCAGACTGCCACCACGTAGATCCATCACAAAAAGAGGTTCAAGAGTTTAAGTTACTTATGAACACACACGGTAAGTTTGTAAAAGATGCAACATATGAAAAGTCAAAGAAGAAAGCCAATATGATGGAGCGCCTTGACTATCTTTATGGTGAAGACCGCCAGATAACATTTAATAAGTTTGATATTCACCTTCTTTCATATGAAGAGATTAAAGCAGCGATGGAATCGCAGGGGATAGATAGACCTGACATCTACTCAAACACACTTCTACTAGCAGAGACAGTAGGAGACTATGGCATTCAAGAAAGTCTAAACCTTCTTCCAGTACAGTATAAGAGTCCTGATAAGGAACTTGCAAAGGTTGCATTAGAAGGTTTGGCAGAGCGTGGTTTGTCTGAAAACCAAGAATACCTTGATAGACTTGAAGAAGAATTACAGATTATTAAGGATAAAAAGTTTGCTCCATACTTTCTTGTTGTAAGTAATATGATTAACTGGGCAAAGAAAGAAGAGATAATGGTTGGGCCAGGTCGTGGTTCTTCTGCTGGCTCTCTTGTTTGCTATGCACTAAAGATTACAGATATTGATCCTATTGAGCATAATCTTTTGTTCTTCCGTTTTATTAACCC